GCTGCCCTACTTTTTTGACGAGGTGCTGGCTTTGCGGGTGGAGAAGGATGCCGAAGGGATGACCCGCCGCGCTTTGATGACCGATGGCGATGGGTTGTGGCTTGCCAAGGACCGCAGCGGCAAGCTGGAAGTGTGGGAAGACGCCGATCTTGGGGAAATTATCAAAAAAATTGGAGGTGTGGAATGAGGATCTTTGATGATATTACTTTGGACGAACTTGCCGAAAAATGGATCAATTACAAGGAGGCTGAGAAAATTGCGGTCGAATGCCGCCGAGAGATTGAAGATACGATCGCCAAAATTGTTCAGTTCCCAGAGACGTTTGAGGGGACCGAGAACGTGGTGCAAGTTGGGTCACCATTTGCCATCAAAATCGAAGGCCGTGTTAATCGCACGGTCAATGCTGACAAGTTGCTGGTCATCGCCCATGAGACGGGTAGTGAAGAGCATTTGTCCACCGTTTTCCGGTGGAAGCCAGAAATCAACATGACCGTCTGGAAAGCAACAGACGAGTCAATCACCAAACCGTTTGCGGCAGCGATTACTGCCAAGCCCGGTCGCCCATCGTTCACCATCACCAGGAAGTAAAAAAATGCTTTTAGACGAAACCTTTGACGTTGCCTCGCTGCCCCAGTCGGAGCGCAACTTTGAACCGTTACCACAAGGTTGGTACACCGCAACAATTTCTAACGCTGAGATCGTTACAACCAAAATGGGCAACGGCAAGTACATCAAGATCCGATACGACATCCAAGGCCCAACGCATCAGGGGCGCGTGGTGTTTGGCAACTTGAATGTACGCAACCCCAACCCAAAGGCCGAGGAGATTGGGCGGCAACAGCTCGGCGAGATCATGCGGGCGATTGGCTTGACATCTCTTAAGGATACGGACCAGATGATCGGCGGCAACCTGTCGATCAAGTTGGATATTCGGATCTCGGAGCAGTACGGCAACAGCAACGAGGTGCGTGGGTTCAAGTCGTTGTCAGGCGGCGCTGCACCTGCACCGAAGGCTACGCCAACAGCTCCGGCTGCGGGTGTTAAGGCTGCGCCACCGTGGGCTAAGAAGTAATAAACAAAAAAATGCCCCGGTGGAATGCCGGGGCAAATCGATACCAAGGAGAGAGCACGTGAAGATACCTGACGCTCAGTATAGCATCCCCGAGTTAATTGACCAGCACCACGCCAGCAAACCAGAAAGGCCACGCGCCCATCTTGGTGCAAGCCAGCTTGGTCACGCTTGCGAGCGCTGGTTATGGCTGTCGTTTAGATGGGCCGTAGCAAGTAAGTTTGAAGGCCGCGTGTTGCGTATGTTTCGTCGCGGCCAGAATGAAGAAGCCACGATCAAAGATGATCTGCAAGCCATTGGCATTCAATTCAAGCCAGGGGTAGCGCAAGAACGGGTGGACTTTGGTTGTCACATCAGCGGGAGCATAGATGACATCGCCTTATCTGGAGTGCCGGGAGCGCCACAGAAAAAACACGTTTGTGAGTACAAAACCCACAATAAAAAATCGTTTGAACAAGTCGAAGACAAGGGTGTGGAACGCGCCAAGTTTGATCACTTTGTGCAAATGCAGTTGTATATGCATGGCACTAATATTGACCGCGCGTTGTATGTTGCTGTCTGCAAAGATGACGACAGGCTATACACCGAAAGAGTGGAGTACGACAAAGGCGTCGCCGAAAACGCAATAGCTCGTGGCAAACGTATCGCGCTATCAGACCGGATGCCAGAGCCTCTAAGCGCAGACCCTAGCTGGTATCAATGTAAGTGGTGTCCAGCGCATGAATTCTGCCACGGCGACCGCCTGACCAAAGAAGTCAACTGCCGCACCTGCGCCCACAGTACGGCGACTGAGGATTCCAAGTGGATCTGCGAACGCCACGCCGGAAACGAGATTCCCGTTGAGTGGCAGCACGAGGGTTGTGGTAGCCATGTTCTGCACCCCAATATGGTCCCGTGGCAGTTCAAGGAAGCCGGCGACCAGTGGCAGGCAATCTACGTCATCAAAGGCAAGGATGTTGTGAACGGCGAGCCAGGTGATGGCGTGTATGGGTCTAAGGAGTTGGTTGCTAACGCTGCCGCTTGTGCTGAGTCTGACGAAGGCATGATTGAGTTTCGGAAGATGTTTGATGCAAGAGTGGTGGGATGAAAGTCCTTATTGCTTGCGAATACAGCGGCACAGTAAGGGACGCTTTCATCAAAGCAGGACACAATGCCATGTCTTGCGATTTGCTGCCGACAGACGTGGCGGGGCCGCACTATCAGGGCGACGTTGCGGACATATTGAACGATGGGTGGGATCTGATTATTGCCCACCCGCCCTGCACATATATGACCAATAGCGGCGTTAGTTGGCTGCACAAAGACCCCGCAAGATGGGCGCTGTTAAATGACGCCGCCGCGTTTTTTAATCTGCTGCTGGACGCGCCAGTAAACCGGATTGCCGTTGAAAACCCGATCATGCACAAGTACGCAAAAGAGCGCATCGGTAACCGCAAGCAAGACCAAGTTGTCCAACCGTGGATGTTTGGCCATACGGAACAAAAAGGAACTTGTCTGTGGTTGAAGAATCTGCCTCTGCTGACGGCGACCAACAACGTCAAAGCGGAAATGTTACTGCTGCCCGACAACGAACGGCAGCGGTTGCATTACTTGTCGCCAGGTCCAGACCGTTGGAAGTTACGCTCTAAGACTTATCAAGGTATTGCCGACGCAATGGCCGCGCAATGGGGATGTTTATGATCCTGCGTGACTACCAGCAACGCGCCATAGATGACCTGTACAACTGGTTTCTTGCTGGCTATGCGGGCAACCCCTGTTTGGTATTGCCAACAGGATCAGGCAAGAGCCACATCGTTGCGGCTCTTTGCCAAGATGCGCTGACCAAATGGCCTGAGACGCGGGTGTTAATGCTGACCCACGTGAAGGAACTAATTGAACAGAACGCCGAGAAAATGTACACACATTGGCCGGACGCACCGCTTGGTATCTACAGCGCGGGCATAGGGCGGCGTGAGTTGCACCAGCCTATTACGTTTGCCGGAATACAGTCGGTGCGGAACAAGGCAGCGCAGATTGACCACGTTGATCTAGTGATCATTGACGAGTGCCATCTGGTCAATCACAAGGACACAGGCGGCTACCGCGATCTGCTGCGCCAGCTTCAACGCATCAACCCTAACCTTCGTGTCATTGGCTTGACCGCTACTCCGTACCGGCTAGGCCACGGCATGATTACTGACGAACCGGCAATCTTCAACGCCCTGATTGAGCCAGTAACGATTGAAGAGTTAATCTTCAAGAAGCATCTGGCCCCGCTGCGCTCCAAGGTAACCACAACAAAACTTGATACCGATGGCGTTGCCAAGCGCGGTGGAGAGTTTGTTGAAGGCGAGTTACAGAAGGCGGTCAACACTAAAGACCAGAACGTGCGAGTGGTGTCCGAAGTAATTGCGCTGGCCGAAGATCGGCAGCATTGGTTGTTCTTTTGTACCGGCGTATCCCACGCCGAGAATGTCTGCGAGATCCTGAACTATTGGGGTGTGCCATCCAAGTGTGTGACTGGCGACACACCCAAGAAAGAGCGCGAGAAGATTATTGAGGAGTTCAAAAGCGGAAAGATTAGGGCGTTAACTAACGCCAACGTGCTGACCACGGGGTTTGATTACCCAGACATTGACCTAATCGCAATGCTTCGACCAACGATGTCACCTGGCTTGTACATCCAGATGGCCGGTCGAGGAATGCGGCCCAAGAGCCACACCGATCATTGCATGGTGCTGGACTTCGCCAAAGTGGTTGCAACGCATGGGCCAATTACTAACGTCCAGCCGCCCAAAAAAGGCGGTACAGGGGACGGTGTGGCCCCGGTCAAGGTATGCGACAACTGCAACGAAATCTGTGCGTTGGCGGTGCGCGTATGCCCCGCCTGCGGAACGAATTTCCCCGTCGTTGAGCCTAAGAAACTAAAGCTACAGTATGACGACATTATGGGTGACAGCGGGACCGAGATGGTGGTCACCGACTGGTCTTGGCGGCGGCACGTTAGTCAGGCCAGCGGCAAGCTAATGGTGTCAATTACCTACTACGGCGGTTTGAGTGACACGCCCATCACCGAATACTTGCCAATACTGCATTCTGGTTTTGCCGGTGAAAAGGCGTTGGGTACGTTGTACTACATCGCCAACAAGGCCCAATCGGTGCTGAACCAGATTAACGAAGTGGCCGAGTCAAACGCGGTTGATTATGTTGTGGCGCAAATGAACCAAGGGTTTCCCCCAGTATCCATCGAGTACAAGCGCGATGGAAAATTCTTTAGGGTGGTGAGCAGAAAATGGTAATGCCAACAGAGCATGAAGAGCAACGTGACCTAGTGCGTTGGTTTCGCCAGACGTACCCAGACGTTCGCATCTTTGCTATCCCAAACGGGGAGAAACGAAGCATCAGCGTGGCGGCAAGGCTCAAGACCGAAGGCGTTAGCGCCGGGGTTCCTGACCTGTTTGTGCCGTCGTGGGGTTTGTGGATTGAGATGAAACGTCAGAAAGGAGGTGTGTTAAGACCAGAACAGAAGGATTGGATTGAATACCTACAGGGCTGCGGGCATCGGGTCATTGTGGGGTACGGATTTGACGATGCCAAAACCAAAATTGGAGAGAACACGTGACTAAGAAACAAAAACCAGAGTTCAAAGTAAATTTTAGCCTTGCTGAAATGCTTCAGCGTTTTTCTGACTACGCGCTAGAACCCGTATTTAGGTTGCCCAACAGCGAGCAAATTGTTGTGCCACATTTTATTGAACCGCATCAATGGATGGGATTGGGTGGGTTCGTGTATTCAACTGAGGAGTTGCTTAACTCCCGTGCGGTCCCAGAACTTCAATGCTTGTGGACTAGACCTTGGACTGAGAAAATTATCTTCCAAGGCAAAGAACGGGCGTTCAGCAGCGCAGAACTCAAAATCTTGATAAAGGCACGGCTATGAGCAAAGCAGAAGCATGGCGCAAGTGGTGGTCTGTAATCCACAAGACCGCACCGGCTGGAAGTTATGACCCAAGAGAAGCACCTATGTGGGATGCCTGGGAGGCGGCGTGGGATGAATCAACCAAACAATCGCAGGTTGAGATTACCCATCTCAAAGAACAGTTGCTGCGCGCTAACACCAATGATGGTGCGTACAAAGCGGCGTTTTTGGCTGGTCAAATGGCGGCAAGGGGTGGATCGTGGAAGTGAAGTGTTGCAATAACAACTGCAATCAAGGACGTGACTGCCCCTACCAAGGCGTCAACTGCCAGCAATGCCGAGTAAACCCTGCAAGCCACAAGGTTCCTTTATCAAGCGGCAAAGGGTTTAGATGGAAATGCGAGGCTTGTTTTAAGCGTCTACACACAAGTGGGTTTAAGGACAAGATCGCATGAAACACTGCTGGCCCAAAAAAATGTACTACGTCATGTGCCGCTGGATTGCCATAAAAAATGGCAGCAGAAACTATGTCCGCACACCGTCGCTGGGCCGAGCGCGGTACTACTCTAAGAAACTAAAACTCAAAGTGCGACAGATTGATGTGCGGGTGCGGGGGCAAAAAGCGTATGTGTTGAAAGGAAGTTGGCTATGAGATACGGCATCCTTGACGATGAAGGCCGCGTCGTCCGGTGGGTCTGGCATATGCCGCCATACCCGCACATCGTCCAAAAAATCAAACGCCAGCGTAAACCAAAGCTGGACTTGTCCAACGTACCGGAGGCTTTATTTTAATGGATAAAAAACCAACTAAAGAATGGTGGGATTGGTATCTTGCGCCACCCATTGATCCTCGCAAATTGTACGGAAATCCGCTTGAATTTGACGAGCTTGATCGTTACTACCAAGCGTTATATGAGCAGAAACTTAAAGATAAAAAATGATTATCAACGGCAAGATCGTAAAAGACTGGGACAAGCGCCAGATCTCAACAGGCTACCAGAAACCCAATCAGTTCCGGCAGATAACTTGGGACATGGGCCGGATTCAATCCTGGTTGTTGGGCGAGAAACGGTTAACCCGCAACCTGATTGAGAAGGTGATCAGATGACCGATGAGATTGTTCAATTTCTGATTCAAAACGGCGAGAAGACGACGCCAGAGATGACGTTCCCGCAGATTACACGAGCGTCTCTTAACAGTAGGTTGAGACATCTTTTTGAACAGGGCAAAGTTGACCGCAGAATGGTCACCACCAACCGAGGAGATATGTGGGCCTATACGGCAATCTATAAACCAAACCGCCCGCATCAGTTCAAGAACGAACCTGACCCAGTTTATTTCCTGAGAAATTTACCAAAAGAAAATTTTCTACAGAACAGCATCCAACTGCTTGAGGAATCGCATGGCTAATTTTGAAACGTGGCAGTACCAGAACCTTGTGCAGTTTGCCAAGGAAGCAACCGAGAGGATGAACCTGCTTAATGCGGAGGTTGAGGCGCTAAACGCCGACTTAAAAGCGGCGATTAACGCCTACCGCGACCTACTTCGCCGCGACACCCTTGGATTTCTCAAAGCTTCGCATCCCGCCGAAGCCGAGAAGACCGGCGAGTAAAGTCATCAACTGCTCAACCTGAAGGTCTGGCGGTGCGGCCAGACCCTTCGGGATCAGGTCTACGCCCTGACCAAACGCCCAACACCATTGCATCAGGGGATAGCCAAGGAACTGGTAGGCTAGGCCAGCAACCCCAACCCAACCAACAGCAGGACGCCAACCGCTGACAAATACGCTAGTGCTTGCAGCTTCAATTTTATTGATATCCACCTGGGCGAGATCGGTGGCTTGATCAATCTTCTTTTCCTCCAAAGAGAGTTTGCGCTCTTCGAGCGCCATCTCAAGTCTCTCCTTGTCGGTCGTAATGAGATCACCTGCAACTTTCCCAACTCCTTCAATAATTGACCCAATACCAATCAGATCCATCACTTTAGCCCTTTCAGAGTGCGATTTAACCAGCCCAACAGGAACTTAGACTGCGTGCGGTTCTTGTTGCAGATGTCTGTGTATCGGGTAATCTTTGCAAGCGCGTAGGCTTTCTTGAACGCTTCTGGTTCAACATTGCTGAATTTCTCTACGGTCTTGTCTCCAACCGCGCCGTCTGGTGTAGCACCCACGATCAACTGCGCCAGCTTGACCGCAACTGACAAGCCGGTGTTTACACCGAAGTTGAAAACCGATTCTGCAACAACTTGGTTCGTAATTTCATCCCCTCTGATACGATCCCAAAACTCAACTTTATAAAAGTTACGCACCATCCCGCTAAGTAGCGGATTGCTGGTGGCTTCATGGTCAATAAGGTTCCAACCGGGCCAGTTTGGGTTTTTGTTTCGTGCGATACCTGCATATGTCATTCCACCCGTGTCGCCGGGGATAGTGTGTAGGACGTAACCACCTTCATCGGTGATCATCTTTTCAAAAGCAGCGTTGAAGTCAGCCATTGTGCGGCCTCTTATTGATAAGGTCGAACAGCGTCTTAACCTTTTCCTCAAGCACCGCGACGCGCAGGTCGAGCTTGGCTAGGACAACAATCAACGTGATCAGCGCAAGAATCGCTGGCGACGCCTTTAGGATAAGTTCAAACGCATCCATCACTTCACCTTCTGCTCAAGAATGACAATCCGCTCTCGGTTCAGGTGGATCAGTTCCCGGTTCTCACCAATTTGCTTTTCTAGATCTTGGCGCAACTTCTCCCGTGCCAATTCTGCGCCGCTGTTGGCGGCTTGTTTGTTGTCGCTGGTGACCACAAGGCTAATCTTGGCGTTGAGAACCGTCACATCGTGCGTGATCTTGTCCAACGCGCTCATCAGGTAGACAACGCAGGTAAACAGAATCGGTAAGACGGCAAACGCGGTCTTCTCAATCAACTGCGACTTGGCTTCCAACTTTTCAGTCATAGTTTGCTCACATCAATTAGTTGCCCGCGAAAGTTGATGATACCTTCGGCGTACTTGCTGACTAGTTCAGGCCAAAGTGGTTTGCTATCTTTCATCGTTACCACGGCAAACCCGCTGCGCCAGTTGACCGGGCCGTCTTCAAGATAGTCAAGAAACTGTGGCCCATCTATTTCCGCAAGCGTGCCAGTATCAACGCCCCACCTGACGCCATTGTAGTCTGAAAACGGCGTGACCTTGAGGCTGTGTAGATGGCCGGTGATAGTGGTCACGCCCGAATTGACCGTGTTGTTATGGGTAGCGTGAACGCCTCCCTTGTAGCGGTGTTTGACCACTACGCTATCTGACAGCCAGCAAGACCAGCATGGATGCCACTTGGGGAAATGGTCTTTAAGCGCCGTGCCGCCGACGCCTTCAAACTGTGGCGCTGCCTCGGACAAGCGCGTCTCAAAGCGCGAGTCGTGGTTACCTAACGGCCAGATCAGTTGGGTATGGTGGCGCGCCTTCTCGCAAGCGTCTTCAATCTCTTTGAGTGCTTCCTGACACGCTTTCAGTTCCTGCTGGACGTTTGGAACCGTACTCCAATTTATTCTGGCGTGTCTGCTGATTGAACTTCCGTCAAAAATATCGCCGTTAGCGATTACAACGTGCGGCTTAAGTTCGTTTATGGCCCATAGCAAGCCCTTGAAGGCTGTTGACCGGATACCAGGCCAGAAGTGTGCGTCAGAGAAAATGATGGCTATGCCATCAGTCAGGCCAGCTTCGTGTCTGGCTTTTTGAATGTGGGTTGGTTTGCCAACCAATAAACTGAGGTTTAGTTTATTTTCTAAAAAACGACGCCGAGAATGTACGCGCCGCTCAGAAATGCCTGTTATCTTGGCTAATTTGACTGGTGATTTATGCTCTTCCCACAACCGCAAGAACTCTTCATCTGTGATTTTTTGTGGTTTCATTCTTCATCCTTGTAGAAGAACCACACCAAATAGCACAGTTTTGTTGCGGCGGGGTGACCCCCCGAGGTTATCGGGGGGCCAGATCATTACTCGTCGGTCTGTTCGTCAACCTCTTCGGCCTCAACTTCTTCTGCTGCTTCTTCGTCATCGGCGTGGGCCTGGAAGAGTGCGTCAGCAGTTGAAGAGAAGAGCGAAGACAAGGTGAACTCGTTGATGTTTGATGCTTTGGCAACAAGGAACGCCACCGAGAACAGCGCGTTCAGGGCATCAACTGGCTCAGAATCATTGATCGCGTCAAGAATGTCGTCTTTCATGTCAGGCTCCAGATTAAGGAATCTTCAGTTTACTAACTGACGATTACTCTTTAATGACCTCTAGTCAGTATGGTCAGCAGCAGCAGGATGATTGACCCGCATCCGGTGACCAAGATCTGCTCTAGCCGCTTGATCCGCGCGTTGACCCCGCGCATCTCTTTTTCAATACCTTCGTACCGAATCGCGCAGACATCAACGTGGGCGTCAATTTTGTGATCAACTTCAGATAATGTAACCATCATGGGGCCAATTTGTTTTGGTTGGCGGGTGCAAGAGCGTTGAAGGTTGCGGCTTCTTTGGCTTGTTTTTTAGTTCTGTAGTCTTGACGCAGTTCAGCGACGGTTTTAGCGCCAGGAACACGCAAAGCAATGTTTTCAAGACCACGCATAAGTGCGCTGGCGGTGTTGGAATAGTTGACCGCCCCTGGTTGTTTGACCATTGCGTCCTTGACCGTATCGCGTAGGTCAAGAATTTGCTCGCGGCCATCTTTACCAAACAACTCAGTCAACTTGTCTTCTTTCTCAAGTTTGTCAACAGCTTTACGGAAACTGTCAAACTTGGTCACACCATTAACGCCGGTTGCCTGACCTTTGAGCCATTGGACCGTCTGGCCTTTTAGTTCATTAATTGCTTGTTCGCCTTCGGGGCCAGCACGTTTGAGCAACGAAGTAATGTGTTGAATGTCTTCTTTTGAACTTCCAAGCACCACGTTATCAAATACGTCAGACAACCGGACAAGTCGATCCTCGCCTTTGCTACCAACCAGTTTGGCAACTGCTCTAACGTCATCAAACTCTTTGGAAAATTGGCGACGAGCAGCGCGAGCCTCTTTGTAAAGATCCCCTCCCGCGCCTTCGGTTGATTGATCTATTAAATTTTTAAGTTCTTTGCCGTAATTTGAGTTGGGCGTCCCTGGCTGCGCTTTTTTGCCGATGTTCTGATACACATCTTCAAGCGCCCGAATGGAAATGTTGCCGGTATTGTTTGGATCGTTGATCTTGAGTTGCTCAAGCGTATCTTGCAAAATCGGGGCAAGCGACGTTCTGGTTGTAGGAGTTTGCTTGTTAATGTAGTCTTTCAAGCTCTGATAGGGAACCTCTTGCAAAGTCTCGCCAGCGTTGTCTGCCGCGTTGTACTTGCTACGATAATTTGCAATTGACTTCTCGTACTCTGCCATCAACGGCTTATCAACAAGTTTGCCAACATCACGCAGGTAGATTGGATCAGCATCAGCTACGGTTGAGCCGGTGGCTTCGGTCAGTCTTTGGAACTGGCGACCGATTGCTTCTTGTTGCTGTTGCTTTAGGTTGGTTAGCGGCGCTACCAACTGAGGCTTGTTGGACTTGAGCAAATCTTGCTCAAGTTGCTGTTGCGCCAGACTTTGGGTTTGCTCGCCTTTGGTCAGCGGGATGCCCTGACGTTGGGCGCGTTCTGCCCGCATCAACGCTTCTTGCGTCAGCGCAGCACCACCACCGGCCATCTGGGGTTCTGGCGTCCGTACCAAAGCGTTTTGTACAGTTTGGGCTACACGTTGTGCTGCTGGTGCAGATCGAGCGGCAAGCGCATTAACGCCTTGTGCAATTTGTCCTGCTTGACCAACGGCGGGTATAAACGCAGGAATGCCAGAAGTTAGTTGGCCCAAAGAACGAAGATATTCCTGACCGCTTTCGGTGCGTGGCACATATGTCCCCGCTTCCATCACGTTTTCCATTGCCTTGACGTTTGGGCCTTGACCTAACCTGCCGCCCAAGATGCCAGCAATTGCCCCAACAGGCATTGCAACAGCACCTGTTATGGTAGACAACGCGGCTTCTGGAATGCCAAGCAACCGATCAGCCATAGATGGTTCTTGGTATTTTGGCTGCGGTACTGCGCCGGGGATGTCGGCGGCACTAGGTACGCGCATACGTTTAATTTCAGCGGCCAGCATTTTTGCCGCTTCAACATCACCAGCAGCGTCAGCGTTTACTAAAGCCTTACCAAGTTGTTCAATGGTAGCCATTATCCACCGTATTTTTTAACAAGATCGTCTACAGCGGAGTTGGATTTTGTTGTTGACTGTCCGCGAGGCTCAAAGTTTTTGATTTCTTTAGCACCTGGGCCGGCTTGAATTTCCATTGTTCTAATAGCAGTTTGTCTAGCTTGCCTTTTTTGAGCTAAGACAGCATCGCTATCGCCGCGTTGTGGAAAATATTTTTTATCTTCTTTGTCAAACTCATCAGAACCAATTGCCGCGCCGGATTCTTTTCGCAGAACTGCGGTAATAAAGTTAAGTTTTGCTTGTTGAACTTGTTGTTGTTCTGGGCTTGCAGTTAAGACGTTGACCGCCTCTCCAAGAATTGGAACGCCAGCGCCCATAGCGGATTTGTTTGTGCCTGATTTTGCAAGATCCTCAAGAACGGAATTTGCTTCCTTCATTCGTATGCCATAGGCAACAGAACTTCCTTGAGCTTCATTAAGAGGCTTGCCTTCCACGCCCGTAACAGCAACAAACTTGCCTTGTGGGTTTTCTCTGCTTGGTGGGTAAACAAAACCGCCAGCGGAAGCATCAAACCTTGGTTCTTGTCTTTCACTAGTTGGAACAAATCTTCCAGGGTTTTGTAAAATTTGTTCTCTAGTTGCGTAAACCACTTGACCAGTTGTTTTGTCAAGGGTAGGCATGGGAGCCAAAGGCTGCGCTGGTGGCCGCATAGCCGCAGACCTAGCGACAACAAAATCTTGATACGAACCCTTGAACCCGCCGCCATCTGGGGTTTTGGCAAAATTGTATTCTTGCACCAATGAGGGTTGACCCTGCGGTTTTTCTGGCGCGGTATAAACAGGTTTGCCACCTTGGAATACAGTTGCTCCAGGAGAAACAACAATATTTTTGTTAATTTCGTCCCTACGCGATTCCAACGCTTTTGCGTAAGCAAGCGCCCGAGGCGTACCTAAAGCGTAAGCACCTTGAATCTGACGATCCAATTGATCAAGATCGGCGGCAAGCATATTGGTTGGCAAACTTGGTTGCGCTTGTGGCGCAGCTATCGCGGCCAACTCGTTGGCCCTATCTGTTTGCGGGGTAGCTAATGCGTTGTACGGAGCATTGACCGGCATCACTTGCAAAGATGGCCGTTGGACCGGAGCGGTTGCAACCGTTGGTTCTGCCGTTGGTGGAGGTGCTTTGGGGCTAATTAAAGATTGAAAATCTTCCTGTTCTCTGATTTTCTGAAGACCAGCGTATCCAATTTCTGCGTATTTAGGCAGTTTGGAGTTGATCATCTCAGTAAACGCCATCTTTAGATTAGACGGCCCGCCCGCTTCAGTAATCTTTTTTTGCATTTCGTCTAATGCAAGGCGATCCTGCTGAAGCTGCGCTAGTTGCTGCTCATGAATTTGTCGAGCAACACGCCCAGACTTGATCTGCTCAATCGCAGCCACATCCTGCAAAGGATCTGGCATATTGAACTTAGGCGCTTGGTAAGCGTTTACAATCGTTGGATCAAGAGGTCTAAGTGCCATGATCTACGCCAAAGAATATTGATTGGGGTAGGTGTTGCCGTACATTCCAGACAACGCATTTGTCCGCTGACCATACTGATATAGTTGTCCAGCTTGCCCAATTGCGCTAGACAATGCGTTAGTTCCACCAAGATAACCAGATGCCCGCGCAGTTCCAATATCTTGCAGATTCTGACCAGTTTGAGCGCCAAATTGTTGCGCTGCGTTAGTCAACGCTCCAGTTGCAGTCTGCCCAACACCAGCCAATGATTGCAACGGATTAAGTTGCGCGTTACGTTCAATTTGGTAACGATTGAAAGCGTTTGTGTATTCTTGCGACGCCAGATCTTGACCGTAGCGTTCCGCGCCTTTAAGCGTAGCGCCCGACAATAACCCACCACGCGCGGCGGCGGTACGATCAAGTGCTTTCATGCCTTCGGACAAACGAAAAGCGTAACCAGGATCTTGCGTAAACTGATCCATACCAAACTTAGTATAGTCAGTTAGCGGGATTAACTTGTTAAGCGCGCCAATACCTGCCTGACGAAACGGTTCTTGAAGTTCAACTTGTTTGTTGAACATCCGTTCTTGGGCATCTTGCGCGGCCTGAGTAGCTTCAGCTTGAGTATTAGCTGCGCTTCTAGCAGAGCTTGCGCCTAGTAATCCTGCGCCGATAGTGGCGGCGGCCATCCAAGCTATAGGCATATTAGTTCCTTTTGATCAAAACTTGATCAACTTTGTTTGTGTCAGTTTCTTCTGTAGCGTGAACACAGAACCATTCACTATCTTCAAGCGCGTGGATCACATGATTAACGCCAGTCTTGATTTCTATACACGCTGGCGCTTCGTATTCGGTTTGGTCATTATCGGTCAAAACAACAACTTTACCTTTAGCCAAAATGCTCAAGTGACTGTAGTTGTGCGCGTGTTGACCAGCCTCAAAACCTTTGGGGATAGTCATACGTTTGGCATACAAACCATCACTAAAATAGTGCTCAACGCAAGGGTCAACTTCAAAAATACCTTCGCGCTGGCGCATAATTTCTGCGTAACTCAAGTGATCTCCCGCCCGTTAGCCCGAATGTTAATCGCTGATGCCGTCCCTGCGATGGTGCTGATGAACCCGCTAGGGCCAAGCGCAGCGCCTGTAATCTCAGGAAAGGTATACGTCTCTGACGGTTGTAGCGTCTTGGTCTTGACGATCAAGTTTTGATTGCCCGCTGAGTCTGCCGCCGTGACCAAGTTGACGCTGATTGTGGCCGCTGACGCGCTAAAGTTGGTCGCGGTAAACTTGTCCACAAGCGCCGTCACACCGTTAGCGGTGTACTGGGTCGTCTGGCTATTCTCAGCCAGCTTTGCCGGGATCAAGACTTTTACGGTTACAGTCATGGTTGCGTCGCCTTGTATGCCAAAACTAGCGCGTCGTAGTCATCACCGATTTGAGCCTTGAGAACGTCTCTAATCCTAGAAGACTTGTTCTGCTCTGCTTTCTCGGTCCTCACCAACGACCGTAGACGGTCACGGTACTGATAATCGCTGATTGCCTGTACGTCGTCATCTGACAACGAATGCGGCAAATCCTCAACTTTCACGCCCTTGAACGCTACCCAATCCTGCGGCCAGTCGCCTGACGGAAGTGCCAATAGCATAGCAGAATAGTTGTCAATGTTCACCTGGTACGCATAGATCTCCATCTCGCGGTGGTAGGCATTCATGACTGTTGACGCTAGTTTTTCGTTATCAGTAATCATCTTGATTGATTGGAAAAGGATACGGCCAAAGCGGTGGTAGGAAGCGTTCCGGGGTTGGAATATTTTGTGCCAAAACCACCGGACCACGGATACGCGGCAGTATACGGAGACGTTGTATTTCCCGCCGTCACAATACTATCAGCGGTACTTGACCAATCCATTGATGTCGTCGCGGTTGTTGGCAAAGACGCAGGGTCAGAATACTTAGACCCAAACCCAGACGACCACGCCCAAACGGTAATGTATGGCGAGGTTGCAGACCCTGCGCCTAACAACGTGCCTGTTGAGGCAAATTTTAGCGAGTCGGTTGTACCTACCGGCAGCGATGACGGGTTGGCGTACTTAGTCCCAAAACCGCCGCTGGTTACGGGATACGTTGTGATATACGGCGACACGGTATGGCCGATAGCCACATCATTAGTGACTGGGTTAAACCCTACGCCTACGCCAGTTGGTGTGGTCGTTCCTGAAGACGGTGCGCCGGTTGGAAGCGTCGCAGGGTTGCTGTATTTGGTTCCAAAGCCGCTCGACCACGGATACATTGAGATGTACGGGCTACCGGCGTGGGATACGACAATCTGTGTTCCATCTGCGTTGATGCTGATACCAGCACCTAAACCGGCGACGTTTGACCCGTTGGAATACTTGCTACCAAACCCACCTGACCACGCCCACGCTTGTGGCGCGCTGTTGGGTGATGCGATGTTGATGGTTAAAAATGCGTCTGTTGCGGGCGTCCAGCTATGACCAGCAGTACCCGCGCCGGTTGGCGATAATAAGCTAGATGGATTGGCGTACTTGGTCCCGAAGCCAGAAGCTGACCAAGGCCAAACGTGCGTGAACGGGCTACTTGTATTGCTGAAGCTAAACAGAGAATTGTCTTTAGTAAACGAAAGCCTTGCCGCTTCGTTTGATAACGCGTTAATAGACGCGGTGGTGCTGAAGATCGTGCCAAAACCAGACGCATCAGACCACGGATATGCAGATACGCGGCGGCCAATAACTGGCGTGGAATAGGCGATGTACTCCGATGGCGTTGCCGCGCCACCAAAAGTGAACATCCCTAGAAAGCCGCTCATGTCACACCCAGACCGAAGACATACCAAGTGTCGGTGGCGACCTTGATCATGGTAGCGACACCGTTAGACGCAACTGATCGGTTTCCGGTAGATGTTGAGTTGGCGAGCTTGAGCGTCACGCCCGATCCGGCTTGAATCACCAGCGCGGTCGCGTTGCTGATTACGCTGATAACCGTACCAATTTCAAACGCTACGCTGCTGTTTGGCGGTACGGTGACGTTGCCGGTTAGGTAGAGATGCTTGGCGCTATCAGACAAGACCAGCGTACCGCTGGTGTTGCTTGATTGGGGCATCGTCCGAAAGCCAAACCCGTACAAGTTACCGGCGCTGTCTTTGACCGTTGACCCGCTTGCAAGACCGCTAATGGTTTTGTTGGTCAGCGTCTGCGTACCCGTAAGCGTAACAACGGTGTTGTCAATACTGATCGTGCCAGTTGAAACGATTGGCCCGCCGGTCAGACCTGTGCCGGTGTTGACCTGGGTGACGCCACTATCAAACGCTGGCTGACCTACGGGGCCGAGTTCCAGCGTGTTGACCATGCTGTAAAGCTCGCTTACCTGCGAGCCAATAGGATCGTAGTTAAAATCTTCAATCGCGGTCGCGTTTGCACCAGATCCGGTCAACGTAAACAGGTTTAGAAAAAACCGATACCATTCACGCGACATTAGCCCGGTGCGCTGGTCGATGAAGTCGACCCGAGGCGCAGGAATCTGCGTGATGTTATTGATGACTGGCATTAGGCGCTTGTCCCGCTCAAGTGCAGTTCAGCCCCCATAATCGCAATCTTGACCGGATCTGTGCCAGACAACTCGTACACTCGATCACGCAATTTAAGCGTCATACCAAGGCGACGCCAGAACACGCGCTGCTGATAGACGCCGATCTTGCCAAGAACCGCCCAATGCTCGTTAGACCAAGTATGACCGCCATCGTCTGACCAGCGCAGCATTACTTGCGGGTCCGAGCCAATTGTCGGCTCGCCTTCAGCAACGCTGACTAAATAGTCGCCGCTCTCGGTCGTAATAAATAAACCAGACTCGGTAAGTAGATACGTTGGGTCTGTACCGCCGCTGTTGTTGATACCAACGCCAGACTCGCAATCCAATTGTAGGCTATGGTGCGCTGTACGATTTAGATTGTTTTGCCCGCTTGGCAACGCCCGCCAGGAACGCAACCACTTCTGAGGGTTACCGTTGTCAGCGTAAACGTCTAGATCAAAAGCGTACAGATTGCCATTAGCAAAGTCGCCAACAACAATCTCGCTATTGAACGCCATCTGACAGTTGCTGCGATGCCGCAAAAACTGACCGTTAGAGAACGCTGCCCGCTCATGCCATGCTTGTGTAGATACATCATAGACCCACGTTGCGTTGGCTGATGGGAACGTCAGGACATAGAAAGCATGGCCTTCTTGCTGATAGGTATACGCAACTGCGTCGCTGATGATTGGGTACTGTGCAATCGCGTATTCAATCGCGTGGGTGCTGATCCGCTGGCCGGTGTAGCCGTTGGCTCGGTAGACGATGCCCTGGCCGCGAGCGTCCGCGCCTAACCAAAATAGACCGTTG